GGATTACTTTTGCATAACCACTTCCTGCCACAACGAAGGTTCCTGCATATATTTCATCGTTCTCCTTCTTTTTAACAGGCACTGATTCTCCAGTCAAAAGAGATTCATTGATTTCTAATGCATGATTTTCTACAACCTGACAATCTGTGCCAATCTGATTACCAGCCTGCAAGAAAATAATATCATCCATAACAAGTTCTTCTACAGGAACATCAATCAGCTGACCATCACGAAGTGTTTTAACTTTTTCTACTGTAACAACACTTAGCTTATCAATAGTTTTCTTAACCTTGAATTCCTGAATGATACCTAATATTGTATTAGCTACCATAACACCAATAAACGTCAGATTCTGCAGCTGTCCTGAAATCACAATCAAAACAGCTAAAAATATATTTAGAAAGTTGAAATATGTAAGTGTATGCTGCTTCACAATTTCTTTTTTTGTTTTAGAAATAGACTGACCTGTATAATTCACTTGTCCTTGTTCTATTCTTTCTTGTACCTCTTGTTGTGAGAGGCCTTTTAATTCATTCATATCCACCACTCCTCATCTATTGCACTATCTTAACAAAGAAAAGTGTATTATTTGTGTACTTTCACCTTAATTTTTTATTAAATAATAGATATAATTAACTTATCTTCTAATGAAAGGGGTTATATTTATTATGAAACATTTATATATGATGTTAAAATTGGCTTGTTTCCTAGACTTTTTGCCCCTTGTTACTGATTCGTTACTAGTTTAGTACCTACATAGTGGCGCATCATATATTTTATAACGCTCATTCTAACACTTATTTAACGTTCACTTATGATTCTGATTTTATGGCTTAATAAGCCATTTTTTTATTTTCTGATAAGTTCTAACACTCAAAATGAGTGTTAGAAAAGGATATCATTAATTATTATATAAAATTCATGTATATTATCAATATAACACTTTACATATACGTCCGTATATGGTATAATATATATGTAAGGAGGTGAGAGAAATGAGCAAAAAGAAAAAAGCTAGAAATCAAAAAATCTGTTTAGCCGACAAGATAATGATTTTCCTAGCTTTAATTCAAATAGTGCTAACTATCATTAGTATAGTACTATAATTAAGGAGTGGGCTTCGGCCCTTCCTTAATTCCATTATATATCTAAATGTAAAGGAGTCAATGTTTATGACAGAAAAAGGAAAAATGATTGTTATCGTATTACTTTCAATTAACATCATTCTCACATTAATATCAATACTAATCAAATAAAGGAGTTGTTATCATGGGTGATAAATATAAGGCACAAAAAAAATATGCAAAAGCCAATATTAAAAAACTCAGTTGTTCATATCCTAGCGAATTTGTAGAAGAATTTAGAGATGCTTGCAATAAATTAGGAATCAAACAATCTGAAATTATAAGAAAAACAATGGAAGCAGTTATTGAAAACGCAAAAAAGGACCAGAGCAATTAAGCCCTGGTCTTTTTTCTGCTTACAAATTATTGTGTAGTCGAGATTTAGTCGAGAACTCGACTAGACTTTTCTAAGATGCCCCATGTATACCCAACCACTAGGGATACGAGCCCATCCGTTTTTAATTTCTTTTACTGTCACTCTAGTACCTTTTAATAATCCACCGTTAGAATTACAGTGTTTCTGCGCATCTGCTGTTAATTCATTCTTACCTTTTCTTCTATAATTAGTTCCTGCATCTGTTCTAACCTTTAATGCACTAGCAGTAACCACATAAGTCCCTAACTGATTGGATGTATTAGATGTAGTAGTATGCGCTGTTGGAGTAGTCATATGAGTAGTGTTATCGTACGCTGGACATCCAAACCCACGAATATATCTACCATTTACATTTAACACTCTTCTAGCGACTGCATCACTCTTATTACCTTCAATGACTGTAATTTTTTCGTTTTCTACTTTTTCAACAATTCCAACGTGTTCAGATGATCCTTTATCATCACCTACCCCATTGTCTTGCCAATCATAAAAAATCACATCGCCTAGATGTGGAACGTGCGCATCGTCTTCAGTCCAGCGTCCAATTTTCTGGAAGCCTTTAATCATCTGATTACAAGAACATTCTAAAGGAATGATATCAGCATAATTGGCTTTAATTGCACATGCTGACACGAAAGTAGCACACCAAGAATCTGTATACTTAACTTTATATCCACGTGCTAGTGGCTTGTGTGCATTGTATACGTCAATGATCTCTTTATGTGTTCCATTAGATTCTTTTCTTCCAATCCAACCTCTTGCAATTGTTAAAATAGTATTTGCATTTTTACCCATAATTTATACCTTCTTTCTTTTCAAAATAAAAAGGCTTCTCAAATGAGAAACCTTTACTTTTCTAGATGACTGATTCTTTTCTCGTGGTCATCCAACTCTTTAGAATGAGCATCTAATCGCGCATCCTGTCTTCTATTGTCTGTAGCCATGTAGTTTAACGCAGTTGTTAGCTTCGTAATGCTGTTATTTAATTTTAAGACAGGAGTCATAACTCCGATTAGAGCACCAACACCAATAATAACGGTATATACTGCCTGCGCCTCAGTCATTTAAGCACCTTCTCTCTCACCTTCAACAAATCTCGTAAATGCCTGATGTAATCCAGTTGAAGCTAGACCCATCAATGCACCATAAACAACAGACTCAACAGACATACCACTCACGATCATGTTGAGAACAGCACCAATAACGGCCAAGATTGTTGGGATGTACTTATTTGGCACTCTGTCGAAAGATGTCTTGATGATGTAGCCAACTACTAGGCATGCGACCATGACAACTAAAACAAAATACTGTGTTAACTGTGTGAAATCCATAATTTATTTACCTTCCTTTTCTGCGAGATCCTCACGACCTCGTTTAATTAATTCCTGTTTTACTTTTTCTTTCATCGGTTTTCCAAATAGTTTGATTGGTACATCATCAATAGTCTTTTCACCTTTTATAATTAAATCCACATAAATATTAATCATTGCTAAACACCTACACTTTCACACAATTCGACTAGAGCTAACTGTAACTCCGTGATACTGTTTTCTGCATCAGCTAATTTTTCTGTATCTGATTTTTCAACAGGAGCGACATAATCCATGTAACTCATAGGATTTTTTTTAATCATATCTTCTGTAATTTCTGATGGTCTAACAGTAAACTGATTGAATTCATGCTCATAAAGTGTTGTGCCTGTTTCTTCATCTAATACATCTTTTGTGTAGTTATAAATGAAAATGTCAGCACGCACATCATTGACTTTAAAATAACGATATGGTGGCTGTTTTTCCGTAAACAAAGCTTTTGCTCTCATTTTTAATCACCTTTCTAGTGTGTTCAAAGATACGCTCACATTTGTGCTTTCTTTTATACTTAATACTGTTGGAATTATCAAAATATCCTTTATAGGCCATTATTGATTTAGCATCTTTTACTGACATGATTGTATCTGGACTGCGATATTTACATATCATTTTATTCGCTCTTTTAAAAATTCTTTTTCTAATTGTGGTTTTATCCGTATAAATCCTATAGCCCATCATGTCGATTGGACGTGTATCTAATTTAAATAACTGCTCATTATTCTTAATTTTTAATCCCAATTGTGTACTTAAAAATCTATTTAACGATTTAATGCACAATTTAAGGTCCTTTTTGGACGGGCTAAAAATGACTATATCATCCATGTAGAACAATAGATTACTTATCAGTCTAACACGTTTAATTGTGCCGCCTCTTTTATGTCTGGTTTTAAAGCATTGCTCGCTCAGATAATGATAAGCATATGACAGATAATAATTAGCCAAAGATTTAGATAGATAAGAACCAATACATAATCCAATATCATAAGTGTTAACCAACGTAAAAAGGATATAAATAACTGTATCGTTCTTTATATCCCTTCTAAGTAATTCTTTTAATTTGTCATGCGGTACTGATGGATAAAACTTTTTAACATCACCCTTCCAAACCCACTTACAAGATTTAGGATTCTTCCTAATCCATTTTTCAATGGCTTTCTTCCCGTATATCTGACCTCTGCCTTTAATAGACGCACACTGATAAGTGCCTATCTTATTTATAAACATTTGATTACAAGCCTTGACTGCGATGTAGTCATATACCTGTTGTTTGATAGTCGCTAAGCCTATCTTTCTGACTTTACCACTTGATACATCCACTTTATCAATATACTTGATAGGCTCCAGCGTGATAGACCGTGTGTCTATCTCATGATAAATAGATACAGCAATATCATGAATCAAAACAGTGAAGGCCTTTTTAAAATCCTTATGACTCATGATGTAATCATGTATATAATTTGCTAAATCTTGACGATTTAAACCACGATTGCGACCAAAGGAAATGAGATAATCCGAAAGAAAATAAGACACATCTAGACGTTTCCAGCGTTTCTTGGAATTTCCACGGCTGTTAAGACACTCATAAATAGCGTCTTCAATAAATGGAACGTCTAACTTAAAATCTTTCAAATATCTCTTCACTTTTGATAACTCCTTATAAAAAAAGGTTTCTTTCAACCTTGTAACATCTCTCTGATGTTATGCGCCGTTCGAATTAACTACTAGACACATTTGTTTCACATCCTATTTTTAGCAAAGCTAAAGATCTCATTTTTGAGATGCCCTACTCAGGTGCGACTTCTAAATGTTTAAAAAAATTAAATCAGATTGGCGAGCGAGGATGTTCCAGTTAGCGTTACTCAACCAATTGTTGCCATTACAGTAAGCTAGCCCCGCATTGGAACCATAGCTCAGATTACCGAGAGACAAGAACTCGCGCGTTCCGCTCGTCGCTCCATCAAAATAGATAGCATCTCCGAATCCCGTGGCACTTGAAGAACCATCTTGTCCAGATTGTGTCTGTACGAATACACCATTTTCTAAATCTAGTTTGATTTCTGTAACGTAATTCCATTGACTGTCCTTAGCAACTGACATTTGATAAGGCAATTTTTTATAAGTAGTCTTAGCAGTTGCATCATTAGTAGTCAGTTTAGTAGCATCATTTGTAATATACACATCTCTAGTCGTTAGGCTGACAATATCCATAAAGGCATTTGCGAAGGTTTCATAACCCCCGACCATCAACTCGATTCCTTGCCAAACCATTGGATATCTTCCACTCGTTAAATCGCTCTTGTTTTCGCATGGGCATCCACATCTGTCAAGCACATCATCACTATACCCACTTTGCCAATGCATAGGCAGAATGTATATTTCGCTTGATACAGTGTCACTTAGGCTAACAGGCATAGTATTAAACGGCTCTTTTACATCTAGATAGATAGCCACGTTATTCTCGTCTAAAGGCTCTTTCCTTAACACCTTAACGTCATTTGCGTACATATGCGCTTCTGCTCTATTTCTTTCGAGTGATGCTGTACCGTTATTTAACCATTTATAACCAACTGATACACTGCAGCCAACTGGATAATTGTCTGCGTCAGTTTTCTTAATTGGGAAATAAGTATGTTTTTCAGCACTCTGGATTGATGCAGTATGTTCGCCCCACCAGGTAGCAAGGCCCCATATTTTGCTTTTAGGAGTAGTTGTACCAAGCATTAACTGCTGTGATGTGAGAATTGATTTATAATCACACATCAAACCGCCACTATAGAACTTGCCTTTCTTTTTACAGTAATCAATTAATCCATAATAAGAATTATTGTAAGATTTAACTTTCTCGTTAGGGTTTGAGCAGTAACGTGCTGGAGTCTGTCCTTTAGTAGAGTAAGGTTTATCATCAATAAATGATGTAGGATACTTAGCGCATAAAGTATATGGCTGTACAGTTCCATCTCTATTGATGCATTCTCTAGCGACTGTATAGCCTTCTTTTGGTGCATCAGTTCTAGAGTAGTACCAGTATTGATCGTCTGCCCATGTCTTTTCATAATAGGACATTCCCAAAACGAACACGTCATTTTTTCCTGTATCCTTGAAATTTCTATCACCTTTTATAGCCGTAACGTGACGTACACCACCATCATCAACATATGCATTGACATCATAAGTCTTAAAAAGTGGTATGTCCTTATAATCATTTCGACCTCTAAAAGTCTTAGTTGATGGTTCTAATACAAGTCCAGCGTTATCATCTAGTTTTTCACCTTCTGCTGAATGCGAAGTTTTCCAAAGTGAGAATTTAACAGTATATACTTTTCCAGTGCGCTGGAGCGCGAAAGCATTTTCGAAAAAGTGCTGACTGTATTTTTCTCTTTCACTTTCAACGGCATCTTCTAGAGTTTTTAAAGCCGTATTGGTCTTATTGGTTCTTTCAGTATCTGCTGTAACTCTTAATTTTTCTGCATCAACACGTGACTGTTCAGCGTTCACTCTATTGGTTTCTGCTTCTGCTCTCTGTCTTTCTGCATTGGCTCTATTGGCTTCAGCAGTTACACGCTGACTTTCTACATTAACTCTAGACTGTTCAGCTTGTGCCCTAGCAGTCTCTGCCTGTTTACGTGCATTTTCTTCAGATGTTCTAGTTCTTTCTGCTGACTGTCTAGATTCTTCATTGCTAATTCTAGATTGTTCAGACTGCTTTCTTAGAGTTTCCGACTTCACACGTTCATTTTCGGATGATACCCTAAGATTTTCAGCGCTGACACGTGATTTTTCAGTTTCGATACGTTTATTTTCTGCATTGACTCTAGATGACTCAGACTGATTTCTAGCAGTTTCGGATTTAACACGTGCTTTTTCTGATTCTATTCTAGCAGTTTCTGACTGCTTTCTAGTATTTTCATTATCAACTCTGACAGTTTCGGAATCATCACGTGACTGTTCAGACTGCTTTCTTTCGGTCTCAGCATTAACTCGTAACACTTCAGCCTGTTTTCTTAAAGACTCATTTGTCTGTCTAGCTGCTTCATTATTCTCAAGTTCTGCTTTAAAGTCAAAAAGCTCATCATAAACAATTTTAATATTAGGATCTATTTCAATATTTTCGATTACTTCAGCATTAATGTCATTTGCATTGACTCTTGCAATGATAGCATCAGAAATACTGATGTGTTCTCCTTCCTGTGCTCTTAAATCAATTGTCTTAGTATCTAGATTAACCTCTGATGATTTACAAAGAGTGTATAAGTACCAAGTACCAGGAATACAAGTGATAGAAGAACCGATAACTAATTTATTTTTAGTTAGTGGGAAAACGCGAGTAATGTTTTCTTTAGTATCCTTCTTATAAGTACGTGCTACTACGTATTTATAAAGTTTTGCAAAATTTTCGGGAAAAGAAAACTGAATCGTTTCATCTAGATTTTCCCACTGGTTGCCAACTGTAATATTGCTTAAGGAAGGAATACCGTTTGCATCAATTGTAATAAATTTCATTTAATCACTCCTTTTATTAAGCATATGAATAGACGAATGAACCACAAACGTAAGCTTTGCTGACAGTGCCATGCATAGCCGTAAGAGTCCAATGATTTTTTGTAATATCCGTTGTGGAAGGATAGAATCTTAGCGTTAAATCGGAACTCTGCGTGTGAACAGGGATAAATATATTCTTGTTCGGTGCCTTGTCGGAAGGAAATCCCTCCCACATGTAGCCCATCGTATTATTTGCAATGGGTGCAGTCACATCTCCATCCCAATTCAATTCAACAAGTTTTAACCATTCGTTATATCTATAGAGAAGTTTGACACCACATCCGTTTATTCCACACGATTTCCATTCGGACCAGGTGTTTTTTGAAATAATATCATTAACTTGGTTTTCTAATCGTTCTTGTGATCCAGTGCTTGTAACATATCCGCAGTACCATGAATCACTGCGTGTGTCAGATAAATCATTCTGGTATAGTGTTGTAACACCTTTCTTTACAGAAATAACACCAATGACTAATTGATAAATTGAGCTAGTACGTGATGGTGTAATCCATTTTGAATCACTGCCACCTTTTACAACTTTTAAAGTCACCTGTCTTTCAGAAGAATTGAATTCAATAACAATAGAATCATATCTGTTGTACGATCCACTGGCTGACTCGATTGTCAGCGTTTTTTCTTCAGAAGGGAAGAAAGCACCATTTATAAAAGCATTACCCGCTCCAACTAAAACATTCATTCCGTTTAGTGTCATTTCAAAATCATTTGTTTTAAAAATTCCATTTGTAAAAAAGCCTGACAACATAGTGCGCCAGGATCCTGCAGACATTCCTCTGTCTCCGTTTACGGAATCAAAAGGAAATCCTAAATTATCTGTTAAAGCTGCCGTCATTTATAAATTATCACTCCAATCTATTGTGCTTGGAAGCGGTGTTCCAAAAGTAGGAACTGCCTTCATTCTACCGTGCTCATAAATTTCTGTTACTGAAACCACTCTATCATTTGAAATAATATTCCAATTTTCTAATTTATTCGTGATAATGTCACCCACATCATAATCTTCTAGATAGTTATAAGTACCGTTGATTCTATCTTCTTTTTCGAGCGACTCGACAAGAATATTTTTCGATAAGGTTGTATTTCCTCTTTCAATTAAAGAATTCTTATAATCGGTATCGGTTAACTTGTCTTTTTCGATATCAGACCCATTGATAAATACTTCTCGTCTAGCCAATCCTGTTAAAGAATTATCTCCTGATATTTCAATCTGTCTAGCACTGCCTTCACCCTGTCCGCCAACGTAGCATACATTGCTGTAATTTTGGGAATTCAAAGTGTAAGTTGCTTTTGAAATGTCACCATTTTTTTGAGAAAAGACAACTCGTTTGTTCTTAAATTGGTTGATACTTCTATCAATCCCCTTATATGTTTCAAAAATCAATTTCTTTCTGTCAAAGTCTGGTCTTAATCGAAAACCGATATCAGAAGACTGTGAAAGTTTTGAAAGATACGTAAGAGTATTTTTATACGTTGCTTGAAATTGGATTTTTTCAGAAAATCCGTTTAACACTCCTAATTCAACATTAGGAATATCTGCAAGAGTGACTAGCTGCCTCATTGCTTCTTCAACTTTTCCATTAAAATTAAAGGTGCCTTTTATGAGTCTTCTGGCAAAATAGCTTTCGCCAAATCTACCTTTAACAGTAATCTCGCGTTTTGATTTCTCAAAATCAATAGTTACATATTCGATAACTCCACATTCTTTCTTGCCTTTAAGCCACAAAAGATTTTCCAATTTTAAAAGATTGACATTTGACTGCGTTAATGGAAAATGTGTTTCAAATTCGCCACATGAACTGAATTTTCTAATCCATTGAATTGATGTAGAAGTTTCTATCACTCCTAAAAAAGACATTTGAGGATTATATATATATAACTTCATATTTAAGCCCTCGCATAATTTCTTTTAAATGAAATTGAAACTGTCATATTCTCTTCACCACTTTTTGCAGTATAGCCAACATGATTAGCCCCTGGTATTAATCTTATAAAATCAGCACTGACGGGAAGATACATGTTAACTTCTTCTAGTGTCTTGGCTTTTTGAAGATAGACATGGCAGTTGTCAATTTGAGTTGTAATAATCAACTTCTGTCCTGATTCCAAAGTGAAATCATTCAAGCCATCAACTCCGACAGTCATATGTTCGCCTGCTTCTTGAATTGAAATAGTTGGATTAACTACTTTTCCCAGTGCTTCAATCGTGATAGTCATACCTGTTTCAGCGCCGTTCTGATTATCAATAACAATGTTCTGCATGATCTCGATTCTAGAAATTTCTTCGCAGTTTACAAATTCATGAGGAAATTCAAACAAAGGAACTACTTTTGACATATCAACATTATTGTCTTCAATATCAGAAAAGTGTGGATTAGGACAGATTAAAGAAACCTGTGTAGTTCTTTCGTAGAACGCTCCGTCCGTACCACTCAATTTTTCAACAACATAGTCAATCTTTCTTTTATGGACTCCATCATCATAAATAAACGTTCCATCTGTAGAAAAAAGTCTGTCAAGCAATTCTCGGTTTCTAGCAAACATATCAATATCAACAATAGTCAATACTATGTTTCTTTCTTTCATCTTTTGGCCTACAACTGTAGATCCGTCAACATTACCATTTTCTTGAGTGGTTACATTGTAGATAGTATCGTATACTCCGTCACAATCAGTGATTACAAAAGGAGCAAAGGACTTTTCACCAAATTCAATCGAAAAACCATTTAAATTAGTACAAGTAATTGTTCTAAATTCTTTTGACATTCTTATGCTCCTTTCAATCTTAATAACATTTCACGCGTTGCATTTCTAACCTGTCTAGCATTTTCTGATGGATCAGTAGCTTCTGGAGTTGTAATATTAATAGTCTGATTAATATCTCCACCTTTTGAATTCGAATTATCAAAGTCAAATCCTTCTTTTGACATCTGAATTCTAGTTTCTTTAATTGCATCAAAAGTCATTGACTGCTTGAATGCGTCAGATTTTTGGAATTCATCCATAACTGAATCACTGAAAGAATCAATATCCTTTTTGACAGATGGAAATGACTTAATGGTACCAGTACCGATAGACTTACCAAGGAAGAAACCAACTTCTTTTTCTCCTCGTTTTGAAGGAGAATGGATATCTAAAGCTTTTTTGAAATTATTAATAATTCCTGTTGCAAAGCCACCAATCTTTTTAGCAATCCAGCCACCCATATTTCCAATGCCGTTCCAAATACCTTCCACGATATTCTTACCGATCGAAAGCATTTTTGAAGGAAGTGATCTAACAGCTTTTACGACAATTTCAGAAATCTTTCCTGCTGCACCACCTAAAGAGCCAAATAGTGACTTGATTCCACCGATTAAACCACTTATTCCTCTACCGCCTAAAGATGCAAGTCTTTCTGGCAAAAGCATAATGTGTATTAATACAGTGTCTAATGCTCCTTTTCCCGTTGACTTTAAGAAGCCAAATAATGATTTAATACCATTTCCTAATCCTGTTATTGCCATTTTTCCGATATTTAACCAATTAAATGCACTCCACACATCAACGATAGCGCCTATAATTTTAGGAACATTTGCGATCAGTGTTGGTATTGCCTGGATTAAACCGAGTGCTAACTTGCCAATCAACTGAACTCCACAAATTAAGATTGTAGGTGCATTATCATTAATGATATTTGCAAAAGTTGAAATGATAGTTGGCAGTTTTTCAATCAAGATTGGAATGCCCGAGATGATACCGTCAGCCAATTTATTCAGCATTTCAAACCCGCTCTTTATAAACTGAGGCGCTTGGTTCGCTAGATCAGTAGCAAATGCTTGGATGCCGTCTAACATTTTCGGAAGTACAGAAGGGATTGAATCAGCGACACCAACTAATACATCACCAATTGATTTTCCAATGTTTGCAAACATAGGGAATAAGTTTCCACCCAAGAAAGTGCCTAAAGAAGAAACTACATTTTTAAATGAGCCAAATACATTTTCACCTATCGCAATATTGCCTAAAAAGTCCTTCCAGGAAGCTTTCAACATTCCGAAAGAACCACTTAAAGTAGAGGTCGCTTCTTCTTGGGTTGTGCCTGTGATTTTCAATTGCTGTTGAATTGTGTGAATCGCATTATAGACATCACCTAAATTATTAATGTCATAATGAACACCTGTTATTTTTTCAGCATCCTTAAGCAATCGTTCCATTTCTGATTTAGTGCCTGAATATCCAAGCTTTAAATTATCTAACATTGTATAGTTTGATTTAGAAAACCCTTGATAAGCATTCTGAATATCTTGCATGTTTGTTCCAAACTTATTTGAGTTGTCTGACATGTCTTCTAATGCCATGTTAGCAATCTCTGCAGCTTTGGCGGTATTGCCACCACAAGAAGAAATTAAAGAAGCAGCGAAAGAAGTTGTCTGCTCCATATATTCGTTGGCACTTACTCCAGCATTTCTAAAAGCACTTTTAGCATAGTTCTTAATTGTGTCTGCACTTGAGCCAAAGAGGGTTTCAATACCACCGATTGACTGCTGTAATTTTCCGCCTTCCAACAAAGAATCTGAAAGTACTTTACCGATAGAGAATCCAGCTAGTATAGGTTTTAAAGTATTAATTAACGCAGAGCCAAATTCAGAACCACTTAATAATCCTTGTTCTTTGACAGGCTTTCCGAGTACTTGCTCAATATTTCCTTTAATACCATTTGCAGAAGGGATAATCTGCACATATGCCTTTCCTAGTTCTGTAGCCATCAGTCACCCTCCTTTCTTAAGAATTTTTCTCTTTCTTTCATGAAGTCTTCTTCTGAATCAAACCCCTCTTTTTCTGCTTCTGAATCATTTAATAATATATCTACTAATGATTTAGGACGGTTTCTTCCTGCTTGCGCATCTGGTGTTTTTGACCAGACAAGCCAACTTAGTAAGTCAACCGCTTTAGCATTAAGAAGTGTTAAATCATCTACTTTCTGATTTTTCAAAGCCATTTTGAACCTTGAATCAGACTTAAGACCTTCTACTAATACATAAATGTATGATGGTTTAAATTTTCTGTAGTCATAGATGTGATATATTTCAGCAAGATCGCATACTACTTCTTTTTTAAAGCCTCGTAAAATATGAACGAGGCTTATGAGTTTTTTAACGAAACATCCAAGTCTTCATCAACTTTTGCATTTGTAATTTCCTGGAATTCCTGTTTGATTTTTTCGCTAGATAAGAATCCATTTTTTTCACGGCAATGTTTTTTTAATCTTTCATAGCCATTCGCGCCGATTACGTGCTTGATACACTTACTTAATCCAGCCCCTGTTTCGTACAAATCACTAATCATTTCGGCATAATCAAAATCATCATCTAAACGAGGGTCAACCTCTGCCTTAAAGCCTGTTGAAGTTGTAACTTTAATCTTTTCCATTTCCTATTCACCTTTCTCGCAAATATATTCATGATGAGTGCTTCCGCTGGAATCTTCTCTAGCTTTGATGGTACATTCATACGCAACACTATCTTCTGATTTATAAACGATATCTCCAACAGAAGTAATGATCGCTTCTGGATAAATGATTCTTCTTAGATAGTTTCCTGTAATCATGTCAAAAACATAAGTACGATATTCTCTAGTTCCACCAGAAACGATTACTTTTAATCCAGCTTTTAAATCATTGCCTGTTACATTTTCCTGCCCGTAAACTTCTTTAAGCACAATAGGATTAACTGACTCGATAAGGACTATTTTCTTTGTATCAGTAAATTCTGTGACGGCTGTATTTACAATAGTTCCGCCCCATGATTTTAAATCTTTTGTGGTTTCAGAAATCGAGTTAGTAGTACCGTCTTCACCGATATAACCAAGATTTACATAGCCTTCAGTGAGTTCCGTTTTAGCATCAGTTGGCAAAGCTGTGCCGAGAGGAGCGCTGAAAGCACCACCTGTAATTTTCGGTTTAGCTGTAACAACATAATCTTTATTCATTACTTTTCTTCTCCTTTCAAATTAAATAAAAAAAGACATTACTCATAACTTATAGTCAAAGTAAGTAATGTCAAAAACTGCTTGATATCTGTATTTCTTCAAAGATGTATCTGTATAGTTGTAATCGCTGTTTAAACTAATTGATGATATTGCATCATTCTCAATGATGCTATTCATTGCTTTGATAACTTTTCTATTTAACTTTGCTGACTCTGCAATACTGCCTGCATAGCTCTGGACTGCAAGTGTAGCGTGTTCTATTTTATTTGATGTATATGATCCTGTTTTTTCAATAACTAAAAAAACTTTTTTTGTTGCATCATCAGACTGCCCGTATGCAGGAACGCCCAATTTTTCGAAAAGAAAATCCATCACATATTTTTCAATAAGCATACTTTCAATAAGCATAATTATTTTCTTCTCGAACTTCCGATAGCTTTTAATAAAGCGTTATCGTTGTATTCCTTGATCCTTGCATGCGTTGTTTTTGGATAGACATTAACAACTGCTCTTTTCTTATAGACACGTTTATCTACATCAAATCCACTTCCAGCATTAGAAGCAACTTCAGAACCATATTCCGAAAGAATTGACTGCATTTCTTCGCTTTTCAGTAGCTGCTGAACACCTGTCGAATTTAATTTAAATTCAAAATCACTATTCATATAATTCGACTGTCACTTTCTTGTTCCATCTCAAAGGAATTAATTCCTCAATTCCTTCAATCGGTAATCCAACAACATGCCATTTTTTGCCAAAAAATTCGACATCAGCATTCTTCCAGTTGTGCGAATCGCCTTTTGGAATTGCTAAGTTATAGATGGTTTTTGAAACATTGACATTTGTATCAGTCACTAATTCACTAGCCTGTTCATGAGCAACTAAAACATCATCAACAAAGCATTCATTCTCTTCATAAAGTGCATGCCCAAATTCATCGACACCTGTTTTCTCTTTTTCTATGAGCTTAATGGTCATTCCTTTTAATCTCATATCAGGCTGATTGAAGTGACCTTTTGTTTATTTAATCCTAATCGTGACAACTCATTCTTAAGAAAATATAAATCATCACCAGGATTAAAATAAGTACCACTGATTGTGTAACCCATAGCACTCTGAGAAAATTGCTGTAAATTTAAGGAATCTTCTTCCTCTTTGGACATCACCCTTCTAACACTTGAAAGAACCACTAATTTAGCAACATTTGCTTTATCGGGGTTTCTTTCAATCATTCTGTCAAGATTATGGCCTCTTTCTCTTGCTTCTTCCCTTAGAAGAGATGAAGCAAGATCTAGAAGCATTATTAACCTTTCTTTTTTATTATCATCAATTTCAGCATTATACAACTGTAGATAATCTTCTATAGTCGCATACTTATTCAAAATATATCACACCTTTATACGCGCTTCTTAACCAATACAGTTTCAGGTCTAGAAATCATTTTTCCGTATACCTGTCTACCCTTGACGGCAGAAGCACCGACGTGTTTTTCATCCTGTAAATCAATTAAATAAATTGGTACTTTCCATTCTGCAACATAATGACAGAAAATTCTGTTTCCTAAAACAAATTCAACTTTATCATCTGTTAAGTTGTCAGCTTCATAAACTAGAATTCCACCAATCTGACCAACTGCACCAGTCTGTACGACTGCATCGCCTAAAGCTGAAGCTTTAATGAAGTCGGGTGACTTTAAAATTAGAGAATAAGTTTCTGGGGAAACTGCAAGCCACATTTCAGATGTGCTGACATGTTTCTTTCTTAGTACTGTTCGAGCATCAATGATTGCTTCATAAATCGAAGTCTTAGTTAATGCTTTAGTATCTTCGATAGCAGTACCATTTGTAATTAATTCATTTGCTAAATCAATGTCAACTTTTAAAGCCATTGAATATCCAGCTGAATCTAATCTTTCAGCAAATAAATTATCAGGTACTCCTGCAGCAGTATATCCATCAATCAATTCATTAACTACATTGTCAATGTCAGTGACTAGAATCTTATAAGAAGTCGTTGTATTTGTTAAAGCTGCACCATTCACTTTGTCGTAATCATTAACAGGTACTTCTGTATCTCTTACTGGAATATTAACAGCGCCAGCTGTTGGGTCACCATCATATTTTGTATTGAATAACTGTGGAAATAATGATTTAGATCTTAACTTTGCTAAAACTAAATTTGAATATCTTTCGCGTAACTGTTTATCCTGCGCCATATTTTAATCTCCTTTAAATTTTTAATGTTGGATTTAATTCCATAAAGCGCTTTTCGACACCATCAACCACGCCCCCCTTATCATTTTTAGGAGTTGGAGTCGTTGGCGCTGGCGCTCTATATTCAGGCTCTTCCTCTTTTTCTTTTGGGAAGAGACTCTTAAGACTGACTGCGGAATTGTTTAATTCTTCTTCTGTCTCGCCTTTTAAAAATTCACTTGCTGAAGTTGGCAAGCCGTTGTCATTAAGTACTTTTGAAATGAGCTCTTTTCTTTCAAAATCCTTAACTTTTCCTTCAAGTGTTAAATTCGTATTTCTTAAATTTTCTAATTCTTTTGAGTTAGATAATTCATTTTTGAGGGTTTCAATTTCTTCAGGACTTTTCCATCCTTCATATTGTCTTCTTAATCTTGCTAAACGATTTTCTACAATCTCGTCTAGTTCTTTCTGTGTTTCGATTACTTTAAAATCACTCATAATTTTTTTCTCCTACTTTGAACCGCAATAGTCGCGTAAATCAATAATGTATTCTTTGATTGGCGACTTTCTTTTTCTTCTTTGAGCACTGCCAAAGCGCCAAAATCGCTGAATCAAGAATTGAAATTTCTATTCCTTCTTTTGCACTCTTATAACCAAATCCACCGTTAGAGCCGATCGCTCTTTTTACGCAGTTAGATGCCGACTGCTTAAGAGACGGCTGTCCGTTATGGCAAATTGAGCAACTAAAAAGCGACTTCTGAAAAGTCGCATTTGCATTAATAATTTCTTTAACTGTTGGAGTGATGACAGTAACATCAATGTCAGCATCTTTTAATTCGTCAATTAATAACTGCTGTCCATTCTGTCCATCAATCACTACTTTTCTAACATATGAATTCTTAATAAAATCAAGAATCCAATCATTACCTTTTTTGATTGGCTTACATCCAATTGTTTCAATGAAGATTCTAGGCTTCTTTTCTTTTGTTTTAACGGCAATAGACATTGCAACGTTCTTCCCGTCATGGCCGTATTTGATACCAACAAAAAGTGAACCTTTAAAATCGGGTAATTCCTTAACTTGCAAGTTATCCCATTCATCTTCAGAAATTTCTGATTTCTGATTGTAAGAAAGCCACAATCCAAAACGCTGAATATTAAAGTCGATTTCATTTTTCTTATTTTCAGAAGCAACAGAACGTTCTTTTAAGGTCAAACCTAATGACGGATTAGTCTCATACCAGATGTCTCTATCATTGACATCTGACATGTCACTAACACTCCATTCTGCCCAACCACTAGACTCTGCTTCGCCTGTCAGGCATTCTTCTCTGAGCGCCTGTGATACAGTGCCAGCAGAAACGGCTGTTGGAGGAGTACCACACATAATAGTTTGTGGGTTCGGCGAAGATGTAACAGTATATTGAAGAGCGCTTTCCTGTTCTTCTGTATAATCCTGTGCTTCATCAATAATAAGAAGGTCAAACCCTTCACCTAAACCGCCCTTACCAGAACGAGTTCTGAAATATACAATTCCACCGTCTTCATCATTCTGAGGGTCGAAAACATTTTTATCTAGAATACGCACGGTTTCTAAGCCTTGCTGTGATTTGGCAGTGTACGATTTTTCGTAAGCCTTGCCTTTCACTGGTCTCTTAACTTCTGTGTAGCCTATCTGATCTAATGCTTTCTTTAATTTCTCATAAGAAGCGGTTGAAGTTGTAGTTCTGTGTGCTGTGTGCATGATTCTTTCTTTGCCATAAATCAAGCCCCAAAGCTCTCTCATGATAAGAATTTCAGATTTTCCGTTACGTCTTGGAATAGAATAACCGTATTTCATATGGAGCCACTGGCCATTATCATCAACGGCCATGATGTCCATCATCTGAATTTCTTGCCATTCCATTGCTTTTCGTTTGGATTGGTTATATAAGTCTATGGCCTGTTTGCCTAGACTTTTTTTATAAGGAATAATAAAAGAATTCGTAGGAGTCTGTCTTCCAATTCTATTTTCAGACATTCTCTTTTACCTCCTACTTTTACGTATTTAAAAAGGTGTCACAATCAATTGACACCACCTCCTTAAATATTTTTTTGAATTACTTAGTTAAAGATCCGATTACTGCCATCATAATAATAATCAATAGATAAAATAAAACTACTAAAATGAGTGGCAAAAGAATAATGAACCAACTCAATGCGATAACTCCTAGTAATTTCAAAATAATTAAAGCTACCATTAAAACAGCTAAAAAAGTTCCAATCATAAATTTAATCTCCTTTTTATTTCTTTATAGTCTTCTTTGATAATTCTTGAAATCAAATCAATATACGAATCAGTGCCGACTTCTTCTTTTAAAAGTTTCAAAATAAAAACAATAAATATAAAACCGATAAAAAGAACAATACTCATAATGACATCTGCATAGTAATTCATAATCCACCTACTTCTTCATATACCAGGCCTTAGAATGCACGTCTTGGACCTTGTTATTTTTTGGATCATATATTACAGAGCACCTGCATCTAGAATGTCTTTTAAAAACATCTGTGTTCATTTTTGGTGAATACAAATAAGTGCCGTCTAGATTGCTGCACCATTTGCAGCAGTTAGCGACTGTTTTTCTAACAATGACAGGCCTCAATCCTAAATCTAGATGTAATTGAGCATTTGCCTTTGCAGTATCATCAACGATGCTGATTGCATTTGTGATAACAGGTTCATTCCAAAATCTTTTTGCGTGGTCAAAATCTTCTGCATTTGAAATTCTGCTGATTAAAGTTTTCAATTTCTTTTCATTGAATTTTGGCTTCACTGCTTTAAAATCAATGTCAGCTTTTAAGTTAAGAATTTCTTGAACGTCTTTTGCATATTCTGAAATGAGTGAATAGTTATTCTTCATTGTTGGTTCTAGAATCTTTTCAGCAATATTGAAATACATTTTTTCATCAGGCAGAATGTCAGCAGTGATATGTTCGTTTAATGCTTCAACCAACATTTTTCCGATTGTTTCAGCGTACATTTTCGCTTCTTCGTAACTGACAGTCTTATTTTCAATTGCTTCAAGCAGTCTCTTAATTGATTTAGAATCCTGATAACTTAAAGTAAATGAGTTATTAATCTTTTCTAATAGATCAACTGTTAAGTCCGTCATTAGCTTCACCTTCTTCAGTATCTTCTGACTTTTGAACTCTTACATTCATTGGCACTTTATAAGATGGCTCTTCAGAACCACCTTCTAAGCCTGTTAAATCTTCAACAATTTCTCTTGTGATGAATCCAGGGACTACTTCATTTATCTTATAAATACTATCTCCTAAAGCACTCATTTTCGAAGCATCAATTGGATATATAGGTTTCCAGCGTATTTTGATTTCTGCGAATTCATCTCGTCTGTATGCTCGCTTGTCTTGAACGCATTTAGCAAGATAACCGATATTTCTAATTCCAACAGAAAAAGAATCCTGTGCATCATTTGCTAATTCCTGCAGCGTAGCATGTGAAGCAATGATTGCTTCAGCACTTGAAGGGTTTTCTGTTGTGAACCCTAAATCATCTAAAGTCATTCCTGTTTCTCCAGCAAATAATGAAGCGTATGTTTTTAACTGGTCGTTGTAAGGTGCCATTGACTGCTGGGGGAACTGCCCAAGAGTCGGAATGTTTCCGTCCCTGTCACGCTCGATTGCTAGCATAGTAGAGACTGCAGCTTTGAATGAATCAAATTCCTTATCACTTTGTGCCTTTTCTTCTTCTGTCTGTTCAATATCTTCTTCATAGTCCTCTTCATCATCATATCTTTTAGTGATGTTTAATCCCAAAGCATATCGCTGAGGAAATGAATAAAACAATGAACTGATTGCCATTAACACAAGAGTAGTTTTAACGTCTTCAACATATGTCATGAGCGATTTTGTAATATGTGAACGTCCGAATGGTTTTGTGGCATCAGAATTATAAATAATAGGTACAAGTAAAGGGTAAGGAGCATCATTCTTAAATACTTGATAAGGTTCACCTTCATTGTCCTTGTAAAAATAAGTCGCATCTTCTGTGAAGTATGCTTCTTTAATCGGGTTCCCTGTTTCTAAGTCTCTTTCGATAACTGCATATCCTTCCGTTAAAAGCATGGTTGAATTGTCAAGAATGCCAGTAGCGTTTGCACCATCAATCACTTCTAGCCTTACACTTCCATCTGTATTTTTTGAAATATAGACAAAGTCACAAGAAGAAATGATTGCTCCTTTAAACATGCTTTTAAAAAGAACATCCTTGTTATTCATATTGAAAATCCTAGTCAAGTTGAAAATATCATCATTTCCAAAGCCGTTAAATTTTAATTTGTTAACTAAAGTATCTACGGCTCTTGGAATCCATCCAACGTACTTTTCTTGATTCTGAAGTTTTGGGGGAAGATTACTAAGAATCTGTGTGTCCATTCCGTCATCCATATCATAATAGTTATAGCGTTTAAGAATATACGGCCTTTTACTATCTAGCTTACTTCTTAAGTAGTCTAAGCCTTTATAATCCATCTGTTTAGTACCTGTTTTCCTTTCTGAAAGACTTTAAATCGTGAGGGGTGTTATTGCTCCTGTTCTCGCTAAATCCTTCTCCGCGAGAAATATTCGTAGTACAGAGGAAAGGTTATCGGAGCCGTTCCTGAAGGGCAGATTCCCCCGATTTCAGAAGAAATCACCTATTCTTACAAGAATTCATTAAAAAAAGCCTTTCTTTTAAGAAGGCTCTATAATTTCTTTCTTTTTCTGTACTTTGTCCAATCCATTGACAAAGGCAAGTCATCATTGAGAATCTGAGTGTCTTTCTTTACTTCTATTCTTCTGAATAACTTGTCGCTCTTCTCTCTATTACAAATTAGATGAGCCAATTGCAAGTTATCAATATCACTTGGATGACCACCTTTTGCGATAGGTATAATATGATCTATGCACGGACTCATTGGGTCGGGGAACTTTGCGTTAAAGTCAACAGGGTGACCGCATATCCCACAAATGCTTTGAGTTGCATAAATCTTCTTCTTATTAATTTCAAACTGTCTTCTGTGTGCTGAGTTGTTTTGGTCAGGTCTATATCCTTTAGCCATGATACTTATTCCTGTTTCTTTCTAAAATTCTATTGGTCTTACACTTAGGCTCTTTATGTTGCATATAGTAGACCTCTTTATGTTCATGACCACAAATCATGCACCTGTACACAGTTACTCTTTTATCACACTTCCTGTCAGCATCATAACGAGTATAGCTATAATCCTCATAATACTGACACCAGTGTTTCTTCAGACCTTGAGACATTTCAATTTAATCAGCTCCAATCGGATAAAATAAAAAGCACTCTTATGAGTGCCTCTTTTTAAATAAACTTTTCTGATATCACTTTACTACCTTTTTACCTGTAGTGCGTTATTATTTTATGCAACTTTTAGTGATGATTGATTTTAATTATTAAATACTACAAATTCTTTGACAATTCTTTAATTGCATCTCTTAAACGGCAATATGCAGAAGATTCTGAACAATCCATCAATCTAGCTACTTCATACATATCCAAGCATTCTACATACTTGTAGAAAAGTACATCTCTATACTGCATGTCTTCTAGACTTTCTATATTTGAACGTATGACTGCCATCTCATTCAAGTACTTATCTTTCATCATGATATAATCATTCGTTGTTTTTGGCACTCCACAAGTACCACCTTTTGAATCTTCATATTTAATAGCTTTAACATTGATCAGCTTATTTTCTATGTATTCTACTCTATTCAACATGTTTCTATAACTTTTTAGATAAGTTCTTGTTTCTTCGATTGTCATACGCTACCTCCTAAATTATGCTGTTAAAATTACAAAAATAATAAATGCGACAACTGCTATAATAAAGAAAATCAATTTTACCTCCTTTCTGGAAGAAGGAAAGAAATCCTTTACTCTATCTTTTGATTTTCAATTTATCCTTTCCTTCTTCCCAGTATACCATAAAGTAAATTAGCAAAATTAGCGCTTATGATATTACTGTTGTTATAAGGTTTTAAGAATATATCAGGGCATTAAATCCATGAGATGATCTTGCTTTTAGAAAAGAATCTATTAAGTATGAGGGGTCCTAATATTTTTTCTTGATAGTATATAAAATCTAATAAAGAACTCAATGCCCTGTTTGATTTTACATAGTAAACACTAAAGCAATAATACAAATAAGTAATAATGCTACTGCAATGAAGAAGTTTCTATTAGCTGCTTTAAGGTTTTTACATAACTTTTCATTAATTTTTTGAACTTTCTTATTACCTTTCTGAACTTCTAGCATTAACTGCGTTGTTTCCTCTAGATCTTTTTTCTTTTCTTCTAGTTCTTCTTTCAAGCTAGTTCTTTCAATAATTAGATGCCTACAGTAATTGTCTAATCTAACATAATCTTCTCTAGCGATTTCTAATTCTGATTTGCATTTTTTTAAATCAAGCATTTCAGAAAATACTTTTCTAAATTCTTCAATGGTTTCTTCATCTGTTCTCATATTATTTACCTCTACTTAGAAAAATAGAATCATTGTAAACTGGCATTTCTGCTTCAATGAATATAGTTTGTTTTGGCATGTTGCCATAAAACATATCATTCAATCCAACATTTATAATGTCAGCATCTTTGTAGAATTTAATTTTATTTAAATAACGTTCATCATTGTAAAGAGTGTGTTTTGGACCTTGATAACAGAATTCGTTTTTGATTTTAAGAGTAACCAAAGCATCATCTTCAATTCTATTTAATAATTCATATATTTTCATATTCCACCTACTCGCATTTTATTAAAATACCGTTCCAACCATTAAAATTATTAACTCCTAAATGAGTAACAATTTTATCCTTCAACTTCATGTTGATAAAATCATCATCATGCACTAACTGATTCTTAGTACATTGAATACAGAATGTTTTAGTACGAATCATAATGATTTCTTCTTCATCACACCTTGCTAGAACTTCATTTACTCTCATTGTTTTCTTCATCCTTAATCTAAATCTTCATCATGTTGATATTGCTTATTTTCTAATGCTTCTTCTAAAAATCTTACTTTTTCTTCTAGTGGCAAATCATTAAGGTTTGATTTTTTAACAGGTTCACTGTTATTTCTGTTAGATTCTTCAAGAAGTTCATTGTATTTTTTGTTAAGTTCTCTATTTTCTTTCTTTAACTTTGCCCATTCATAAGAAAGTTTGTCATGACCTTCATAAAGATCATCATATTCTTCTTGCAGCTTCTCTTTTTCAAGTTGCATTTGTGCAATGTAAATTTTGGTTGCACATTCGACGATTGTACTTTTCAATCCGTCATAATCAAGGCCGTGAATGAATTTGTTATATGCTGAATCTGATACCATATCTAATATTTCTTTATAAATCACTCTCAACCACCTCGCAATTATTAAGCACGTCTTCGATTGACGTAGGCTTTGAGTCTTCCCACTTTACAAATTGGAATAAATTGTTAAATAGACCCAATTCATTATTCAACGAAAGACTTCCCCAACTATCTGCTTCTTTCTTTGGCTTGCTTTTGTAAGCGTAGATAATACCATTTCTTTCACGTACAACGAATCTATATTGTCTCTTTTCAATAAGATACTCTAAAATTCCATGTTCTAATTCAGTTAACTTAACAGACTCTTTGTACTCTGATAAGAGCCATTTAACTTTAATATTCGAGCAGTGATCTCCTGCTTCGTGAAAGAAACAATCATCACAAACACCAAGGCATTTCTTAATTGTATGCTTATCCTTGCTCATTGAAAAATCAAAAACAACATTTGATTTTTCTAATATTTCATTCTTATATCTTTCTGCATTTAACATTTTCTTTTACCTCACTCTTTTGTGCTTTTGCGTTTGCTATTAGCGAAAGATAGAATTCCACAATACCTTTATTAAGATTTGGTGCGTTTCTATGAATGCACTTGTTATAAAATTCTTGCACGCCATATCCTATTGCAGCTTTTTCCCAAAAATCATAGCCACCAACAATAATAGCGTTTGTGATTGCTAGGTTTAACGCTTCCTTATATAACTCAAGATAATGATTTTGACATTCTAAAACAGTATATCTACGTTTGATTAATGCATTTTCTTCTTTTAAATATTCTATCTTGCTTTCTAATTCGTTCACAAACTCGCCCGAATATGTAATTTCTTTTAAATTCTTTTCACTCATATTGATCACTCCCATTTTAGATATAGACAATTTAATGGAATGTCTTCATTTTCTTCTAGAATGCATTCTCTTATGGAATTCAACGTTCCAATCGCATCTGACATTTTGCCCCATCCGTTACTAGGCAATAACCCCGTATAAGCCAAAGGATTATATTCTAATTCTTTTATTCCTTTTTCTACGTACTTTATTACATAATCACATCTGTAATATTCGCTGTTTTTAAAATTCCAATTCATGCATGTCCTGAATAATTTGCCTAAATTATAGGTTGGCTTGTAATACGCTGGATAAGCAATTTCTACATATTTGCCACACCCTTCAACCTTCACATAAATACCAATGCTGTAACTCATATAATTACTCCTTTAATCTGTAATTCATTCTTCATGTTCTAAAAGCTCTATGGAAATAATATTACTTGCTGTAATACCAATATCATCAATTCTGCCGCTGTGTTGTCTTTCAGCATTAAACACCCATTCATGAATAATTGATTTCGCTTCATTTTTTGAGATGCCAATGTTATATCCTCCGTAAAAATTACCTTTTACATATTTGGCTAAATTATCATCTGAAGGAATAACTACGTATCTAGATCCATCTACTAGATAGATATTTATTTGTTTAATATTTTTCATCAAGAACACCTCTAATCTTTTCTAACTTTTTAAGCAATGCCCTGTTTTCACATTCCGCATCGTCTAGGTTGTATTCTGAATCAGCTAATAGGTTTTCTAAATCGGTACAGTAATTTTCTAAGGCTTTAGCATAATCAGGATACTCTATTGGAGTAGTATCATCATTAGTTAGATATTCAGCAATATCTGTTAAAAAGTCTGCTCGCCTTGGTCTTTTGATTTTTCTGATTTTTAAACCGTTATTTGGTTTTTTAATCCAATATAGGAAGGCTTCTTTCGAGTAGAACGGACAGTCATAGCACCATTCGTCTTCATAATTAGAGCTTTTGCAAGGCGCACTTACTTCTTTCTGCATCTCTTCGGGCATTTGGTCGAGAATGGAACAACAAGCACAGTTGCCGTTGACTTCATTATTTACAATGAAGCTAGCAAGTGCTTCTAATTTAGCATCATTCACAATTGTCATACTTTTTTGCCTCCTTTCTCAGTTCTTCTTCCTTCTGGATTGCCCTTTCTATTTCTCTATTGATTTTCAATTTCTGATAGTCTCTGACTTTATCAATATCCAAGTAGCCTAAACATACTAACTCAGCAATACAGATAAGCACATCAGCCACTTCTTCGTGCAAATTTTCTTCATATTCATCGTGAAATCCATACCTTTTTACTTTTGTGATAGATTGGATTAGTTCAGCACACTCTTCTGATGTAATAGTGAGAGTTAGATCATCACCATTAATATGTGCTACCTTATCCAATCCTAGAATTATGTTTTGTGGATATTTTAATAATTCCACTACTCTTCCTATTTCTTTAAACATCTCTAGCCCTCCAATACGAAAGTAATTAACTGAGCACCTAGAATATTAGCTAAGGTTTCAGCTTCTAATTCATCAGCGAATACTTTTGCCTTTTCTGCATTTTCTTTTAAAGTGACTGAATCATTTGATGTATTAGTTACATATAATTTTCCTAATTTTACCAGATATAATTTTTCCATTTGTTTTTCTCCTTTTCTTTAGGATATAAAGTCAATACTGCATACTGTTCTTGTGCATATGCCTCATATCCTATAATTTGATATTCATTTTTTAACTGTTCGATTAAATCCATTAACTGCTGCATGGAATAATAATCGACTTTCTTATATACGTATTTCATAATTCTTCTAATGAGATGTAGATTCCTGGAACGGCGCTCCAAAATTTTTCAATCACTTCAGAAGCCACTCTTGAATCGTTGGTGTAGAAGCCTAACTCTTCTAAGATGTCTTTCAGCATCTTATTTAAATTATCAGTATCAGGCTTTGTATATTTATATTCACCGTCTACTTTGTGACTCTTGTTTAAAGGAAAGCACCATTTAACAATCAACTGGCAAGCGTGATCAATCGGAACACTAGGAGTGTAAGGTGCGATTGCATCTCTTAACTTAACGTATGCCTGTTTCTGTTCAGGACTTTTATATACTCCGTATTTACCGATTCTATGCTCCTGCGCAGTTATTGTTGGAGGAATCATCTTTATAAAAAACTGCATTATTTATACCTCAATTCTTTAAAAAATCACTATTTACTTGATAATGTTCATATATATAGGGGAGAGATTAAAACTCCCCCTATATGTATATGAATCATTAGCAATAGTGAAGTTGTTACATATATATTTATATATGTATAACAACTTACACATCACAACTTTTCTTTGAGACAGTCCCACGCTTATATTCATAGCCTTCTAGCATCTTGTTTTTAATCCATCTAGGGATACATAAAACAAGCGCATTGTACGTCTTTCCCATCATCAGACCACTTTCAGCGAGTTCTTTTACAGTAACCTGACCATCGTGATTTAACTGATCAAAAGCATTTAAGAATAATTCAATATTTTCATCCTGTTTCTTCTTATTAGTCTCGTTCATCTTTTCGAACTTAGACTTTTTCTTTGAGCCTTCAGGACGGCACCCTTTTAACAAGTTGCTGTTATCCAAGAAATGAACAGGGTACTTGAAGAAGCAATTGATAGGGTCGAATGTAGCGAACTCTCTTAGTGTTCCAGATATCTGAAGGGCAGTAATATGTTTAGCTGCATCAACTTTTAATTCTGTCAGATACTGCAATTCGTTCATCTGTTCGAATCCAAGCATTTCAGCACAGTAATCATTCATTGCTTCAAAATCATGATCATCTGTTTTCTTTGTCTGATAGATGTAAGTTCTCCATTTAGGCACATACTTATCGAGTACAGCATGCATTGCTTCAACTCTTGCTTCATTAATGAAGTGTTCCTTGACTTCTTTATTCATATCCAACTCAATCATATCTAGCAGTGCGTCAGGGTCTCTTGCAAAGACTCCTGAGCCACTTGCTCGGTCCATTGATTTCTTGCCACCCTGAGCACCTTTAGAATGATGATGTGCATAAATTACTGAAGCACCAAGCGCATCGGCTATCTTATCAAATTGATTACAGAACTTAGCCATTTCACTGGCGCTGTTTTCGTCACCTGTTATGACTTTATAAATAGGGTCCACCACTACCGCAATGTACTTTTTCTTTTCTGCTCGTCTTATCAGCTTTGGCACTAACTGATCAAGTGCAGGGGTCTTCCCTCTCAGGTTCCAGATAAAAATTCTATTCGCATTATTGGGAGTCAATCCTAAAGTCTGATAGACATCTTTAAATCTGTGTAGGCATGAGGCTCTATCCAATTCGAAATTGACATATAGCACATCTCCCTGTTTGCACTGTCTGCCCATCCATTTAATACCCTCGGCAATTGCAATACACAATTCGATTAATGAGAATGACTTACCACTTTTTGAAGGACCGACAAGCAGCATCTTATGCCCTTGTCTTAAGATTCCCTCAATCAATTCTTCTGCATAATCAGGAAGATTAAACAATACATCAGCCAAATTTTCTTCATCGGGTAAATCATCATTCATTGACTCAACCCATTCGACCCAGTCAGACCAAGTCTCTTTTCCTGTGTTGGTTTCAATAATGAACTGCTTATGATCACCACGAATGCATCCAGGCATTCTTGAAAGTCTTGATGGATTTTTATTCTGACTGTCAACTTCAAGCCCGTTCTTATCGCATATCTTATATAAGTAACTTACTCTTTCTCTATATTCTTTATTATCTGAAGCATCAACCTTGACTATAGCGTGTATTGATTTGGCACCACTATAGACGACTGCAGCAACAGGCAGTTCTAATTGATGGATAATAGACAACTGCTTGCCAATGTCTAGACTATCAGATTCTACAAGAGCGTATTTGAATGATGCTATATCAGTATTTCTAACACCTTCGCCATTTAATGGATTGAAACGAATCCATGCACCTGCTGCTTGATTGTAGTCTCCGATTACAGCTCCAATATCGCCGTTGCACGAGTGAAGACCTTCAACAATCTGCCCTGCTGTCATTCTGAAGTTTCCGCGGTTCCCAGGAATGAACTTCCCTTTTTCGTTTTCTATTGAGGAAACTACAAAGCCAACATACTCGTCTGTGTCGAATAGAGTAGTTAAGTATCTGATTAACTCATTTGCTGGATTCCAATTCGAATCACTAGGCTCATGTAACTCAATACTATCTATAGAGTCCTTGTCTATGATATTGCCAATTTCATCTTCCCAATCAAGAACGCCCTCATTAGGATCTATTTTTTTTGGAGGAACGAAACCACCTTTTTTAGCATAATCGAAGATTGTTCCACCTGTGACAATATCCCCTGCTGTTTCATTGAAGGAATTCCATTTTGTAAAGCATTCTCCTCTTTTATATCTTTCTGAGTCCTGAGCACTCCAGGAATCCCAGTCACTCGCTTCATAGCCTTCATGTTTAAGGGCCATTCCAACATTTGTCCATTCCTGGTAGGAGAGTTCAGAAGGGTTGATATAGTCAAGCAGCTCTAATAGATTGTATTGTTTCATTTTTATTCAACTCCTTCTGGCTTATAAGTAGAAGCTTGTACTCCTTTTGGAATTCTCCAGCTATTTGCAGAAATTCTAGAAATCATAGAATTAGCATCCTTGAACTTCCAAGTTCCGACATTTCTAAATCCTTTTCTTTCGAGGAATCTCACTTGCTTTGGAGTAGCTAGTCCCTCTTTACTTCTTAACTTCAATCTGTCAATCAGCATTGAAGCATATCCAGCGTTAGGAACTTCATTAGACTCAATTCCATGTGCTTCTAAATATTTCAACTGCTTTTCATTTGCTGGAGCACACTCCCAGCCAAAAGAAGGAACATAATTCTGTAAGTCTTCAGCCTGTATGCTCATTGCATATTGCAATGGATCAACTAGCTTCTTCTTGCGTTTTCTCATTTCTTCTAGCTGATCAGCAAGTGCTTTTTCTCTTTCTTCTTGGACATCTTTCAAGGCTTCTTCCTCAGCTTCTTGGATATCCATTTCCACTCCTGCGCTGTCTTCTAACTTCTTGGTCATTTTTCTAGCAACCTCATCACTGTTACAGATAAGTGAAGCAGGATGACATAATTCATGTCTTTCACTGTGCCAGAGAAAATCTAACAAAAGTAAGTCTTTCTTGCCTGTCTGAGGAGATAGCCTTGTACCTCTTCCAACCATCTGAGAATAAAGACTTCTTACTTTTGTTGGTCTTAGTACAATGACACAATCAACGTCAGGGCAATCCCATCCTTCTGTTAATAACATAGAGTTGCAAAGGACATTGTATTTATTTTCCGCAAAGTCTTTTGTGATCTCATTTCTATCTTTGGAATTGCCATTTACTTCAGTGGCTTTGAAACCATGCTTATTTAATATTTCAACAAACTTTTGAGATGTTGAAATCAGTGGAAGGAATACAACTGTTTTTCTATTCTTGCAGTACTTTTCCATTTCACTGGCAATGCCTTCAAGATAAGGGTCTAGTGCGCTACCAATATCACTTGCTTTGAAGTCTCCAGCGCTCATTGAAACGCTTGATAAATCCAAAGTCAGCGGTATAGTCAGTGCTTTTATTGGTACTAGATACCCACTTTTAATCGCTTCTGGTAAAGTATATTCATACGCTAAAGTTTGAAAGTAAGAGCCTAGGTTCTTCATGTCTCCCCTGTCAGGAGTAGCAGTTACCCCAAGTACTTTTGCACTGTTGAAATATTCCAATACCTTCTGATATCCATTACTTAAAACGTGATGGGCTTCATCAATGATTATTGTGTCAAAATAATCTCTTGAGAATTTAGACAATCTTTTATCACTCTGTAGTGTTTGAACACTGCCCGTGACAATTCGAAACCATTTGCCAATACAAGTCTGTTCAGCTTTTTCAACCGCACAGCCAAGCCCTGTCACTTTCTTTATTTTGTCAGATGCCTGTTCTAGTAGTTCGCCTCTGTGTGCTAAAATAAGGACTTTATCTCCTTTTTTTACACAATCCTCAGCCACTTTTGCGAACACTATTGTTTTTCCACAGCCAGTGGGAAGAACGAGAAGGGTTCTTTGAGTTCCCTTCTCTTCCCACTCGTTAAAGATGGCATCATGAGCCTTTTGTTGATAATCTCTTAACTGCATTATTTCCAGCTATTGTTTCCCCAAGCTTGTGGCTGAGAAGGTGCTGGAGTATCACTGATCACGAATTCTTTTACATTATTGTAGGTTGAATTGTTATATTCTCTATGAGAGATTTTAACTGTTCCTGATTTCCCAATGATACCGTTCCAATCAGGACGGAACGGAACTCCTTTCTGCTTCATTCCAATACATTCGAAGAATTGAGAAATCTTCCATTCAAGTGATTTATGAAGGATTAATGAAGTAGTAACTTTTACTTCTTTTCCTTCATAATTAATTGTTAAAGTAATGTCTGCTTTATTGCATACAGGGAGTTTTCCATTTCCTGATGTTTTAGATCTGACAAAATTATCTTTAATGATGAATTGATAAGTTCCAACAGGCAATAATGTGTATTCTTTGGCTTCAGCTGTGATTTCATCGTCCCAACCCATAGCACCATCATTTTGAGTAGCTTGGTTATAATTATTCTGATTGAATCCATTCTGATTGTAGTTATTTTGGTTATAGTTATTAAAATTGTTATCCATTTCTTAATCTCCTTTTAAAATTGAATTTCTGATTCTATAATAAAGTCTTTTAGATTGCTCCAATTGCTGGCGATAAATTCCCAGAAGTCATTAGGCATATTTTCGATTGGAGTATCTTTCGGGAAGAATCCCTTTAAGAAGATGACTTCTTTCAATTTCTCAATTGAGATACTGTCACATTTCATCAAGTCTCTTACTTTAGAAGGAATCTTCTGATATTCTTCAGACTCAAAATCAATAGCACTCACAGGCTTATTTTCTTTAATCTGTGGTTCTTTTGGTTCAACAGGTACATTTACCTGTGTTTGTGGTTTTTCATCCATAGCGGGAGCGCTAGAAACATTATTCAATGGTTCTTCAATGATTGGCTTAATGACTGCATAGTCAAAATCACACATTTCAGGGAGGCCATCTCTATTTTTTGCATCCCAACAGGCATTATGAACTGTATACATCACTCTTCTATTGCCTGATACTTTTGTTTTGCCTTTTTCATCTTTTGAGACGAATGTCTGATAATTTGCGAACAGAACCATATCAGCCCACTCCTTCACAAGAGGTGCAGTCTGTGAAGCGGTTTTCTTTCCTAGCTTCAACTCATATCTATCGAAAGCGCCGCTTTCATCTGGCTTTTCAAATTTTCTGATTTGAGCATGAGCAGTAAGAACGACATTCACTCCACTTTCAATTACATTTTCTAATCTATTGAGAAGTCTTCCGACCTCTTCTTTTGTGTAGACATAGCCGTTTCCATATCCAAAATCTTCAATACCTTTCTTTTGATATTTATTGCATATATCCTGAACGATTAATGATTCTCCCCAGTCGATTGAGTCAATGACTAATGTTCTACAGATAGATGTATTATTCTGAATGATGTAATCAATCTCCTGTTTGAGCATTTCATAAGACGTTGGCTTAGGAAGTCTCTTGATATCTAACGATCTTGTAGATCCTTCTGTGTCAATAAATAAAGGGTCAGGAAAATGAGAAGCAAAGGTTGACTTCCCAATTCCTTCAGGACCATAAACGACTACTTTATAAGGCTTTTTAATTTTTCCTTTTGTGATTTCAAAATTCATTACCACTTCACTCCTTCCCAAGAATTAGCAACTGTTTTTGTCTCTTCTTTTGCTTCTTCTTTCTTTTCTTTTTCTAAATTATTTTTGGCAACATAGCCATCTTCAATAATGATTGAACACTCGTCACCTGTACTTACTCGTGTAGCAATAGCCTGTAAGCCTTCGGACTTTAGCCAAGTTCCAAACTCTGTAAGAGTGTTCATGTCCATCTGCTCCAATTTATCCAACAGGATAAAGCCACAATTAGGATTGATTTTTCTGCAGATAGCGGTAGCCACTTTTAGCTGCTGTGAACCGCTCATGTTATCCCACTCCTGATTTAGATAGGTGATTTTTCCATTTTCGATTCCTAGACCTTCAAGAGGAAGATCAGCATTATTTAATAAGCTAGCCTTTTCTTTTCTGATATCTTCTAATTCCTGTGACTTAGAAGCATATTCCTTTTTGAGGTCATTGGCTTCTTGCTCTGCTTTCTTTTTTTCTAGGTTCGTACGGACCTTGATATTTATATCATCAATCTCCTTGATGCTTCTTTCAATTTCATCTGTAGGGTTATCTACTAGGCCAGAGACTTCAACAACTGCCTTGTCTCTTTCTTTGATGACTTTCAAATATTCTTCATTAAGCGCTTTTAGCTGCTTGTCTAAATCGTTCATCTTTTCTTCAATGGCTTTTGACTTAGATTTACACTCAGCAAGATATGCTCTTTTTCTTTCATTACTTCCATTAATTGCTAGCATTTCTTGCTGCTTAGCGATTAATTCGGAAGCTGAAACAATCTTATCTGGCACATTGTCATAATGAATCATCTCTTTAGCATGTTTGAATTTCTGATCAGCGATTCTTCCGATTGCTAAGCGATCATTGTAAACTGCCTTTTCTTTTAAATCCAACTTTGTTAACTCGTCACCAATTCCGATAATGTGAAGTAATGTGTCAGCTTTTTCTTTTTCTGAACTGTTCATAAACTTCGGAAGATTTAAAGCCAACTCACTAATAAATGAATCTAATAGGCTCTGACCTGCTTTCATTCCTGTTGGATCAGTGACCTTTAAGGCTGAATTCTTTCCTTTTCTTTCAACCACAATACCATTTGAAAGAGTCACTTTTAGAGATGCTGGAACATAACTTCCTTCTCTAGTTGGTTTTGATGGCTTGTATTTATTGCCACCTAAGCACCAAGTAATGGCATCTAACACAGAAGTCTTTCCGTTATTATTATTGCCACCAATGATGGTCAAACCGTTTTCAGATGGTTCAATCTGTACTGCCTTAATTCTCTTGACGTTTTCTAATTCAAGAGAATTGATTTTAATCTTATCCATTTAGTTAGTCTCCTTTTCACACTTGAATCCTTCAAATAAAGAATCCAAATCACTATCAATGCCGATAATTTTTATAAGTGCTCTTGATGCGTCTTTTGGTCTCTTCCAAATAAACTCAACAATCTGTTTGAACGTATCGTTCTTTGGATCATCCTCATTTGTTAATTGACCTTTTTTAAATGCGTCAATTAAAAGTGACATCATCAATAGCGTTTGATAATTAGTACCACCGTTTGAAATGCGAACACCTCCGTCAAATGTTTCAACTTTAATAAATGCTTTCTTTTCCATACTTTTTTTCTCCTTTATTTATTTCTGATAACAACTAGCATGTACTCAACCACTAATAAGTTCATGCTTAATGAAGCGACACTTAATAACTTCATTTCTGTGACATTTAAATTATTGCCTGTAACGATTCCTGAAAAGAAACTCGCTAATACAATTAGATTAGAGACAATAATAATAATTTTTTCAAATCTGTTCATTTGAAAATCCTTCCTTCTGTGCTATAATTAACACGCAATTTTGATATTTTTTTAAGAG